GTGCCGACCTGCGCGGTGCCGACCTGCGCGATGCCAACCTGTGCGGTGCCAACCTGTACGGTGCCAACTTGCGCGGTGCCGACCTGAGCTATGCCAACCTGTACGGTGCCAACCTGTGCGATGCCAACCTGCGAGGTGCAAACCTGTACGGTGCCGACCTGCGCGGCGCCAACCTGTGCGGTGCCGACCTGCGCGGTGCCGACCTGCGCGATGCCGACCTGCGCGGTGCCAACCTGTGCGGTGCCGACCTGCGCGGTGCCGACCTGTACGGTGATCCGCTACGTAAGACTACATTGACTTTGTGCGGGATTAAGTACTGGTGCCTGATATCTGACAATCACATGCGACTTGGGTGTAAGTGCTTTACGCACGCAGAATGGGAGGGGTTTGCCGACGAAGAAATATCAAAGATGGACGATGGTGCGCTGGAATTTTGGACTGAGCATAAATCAATGCTGATGGCAATGTGTAAAGCACACAAAGGAGAATGAGATGGAATTTATTAAGCTGACTTCGCTGTTTGACGATGAATTATATATCAATACATCGAATATTGTATCATTCAATCAACACAATGATGGAGCCTTTGTGATTGTCTCTCGTGGCGAGGCGCTCTTCGTAAAAGAGTCAGCAGATTACATAGTGCAGCACGTGTACGTATGCAATAAGCCATACGTAACCAAGCCGGCATAAGCAACCAACAAGGAGAATGAGATGTCAAATTATCTTGCAATGCAAAGCGCAGGTTCATTGGAAATAACGCTTGGGACGCGAAAACAAGAATTTTACCTAGAGATTGATTTCGCGCGTGGGGCTTATAGCTCAAGTATTGATGTTACGCTAAGCCGTGCTGAACTTGTTGCGCTGCACGCAAAAATAGGAGATTTGCTGGAGGACAAAGCATGAGCAAAACGGTATACCTTGCAGGGCCGATATCTGGACTCACTTACGATGATAGCGAGGACTGGAGGTATACGGCAGAGGACTTGCTTGAGCCATACGGAATCGTTGCACTGAGCCCACTCAGACACAAGCAGTTCCTGCGGAGACACGGCCAGCTTAGCGCAACAGCTGATGATTACGCTCACTACTCACCACTATCAACCCCACGTGGAATAATGACGCGCGACCGCTTCGACGCAACGCGATGTGACGTGCTGTTGGTTAACTTTCTTGGCGCAACTCGCGTGTCTGTTGGTACGGTGATGGAAATCGCGTGGGCAGACCTTAAGCGCACTCCAATCGTTTGCATCATGGAGAAAGGAAACATCCACGAGCATTGCATGATTTCAGAGGCAATCGGCTTCAGGGTAGATACGCTAGAAGATGCGATTGATACTGTAGCGGCCATTTTGGCATAGGAGATTACAATGATATACACACTAGTGTTTTACCTGTTCACAGCGCAAGGCGTCATTGTGCATGAGTCGAAACTCAAGGCTTTCACCGATGGCAACGAGTGCGCTTCTTACATTCCTGACGTGCAGAATCAGATGGTAGCGTCACTGCCTAGCGACCAGTTGAAGCTTGTTGCGTCTGGCGATCTTGCGGCTAGGGCTGTGTGTACGTCTGCGCTGTCGATGTAGGTTGCTTTTTGTGTGAGATTGTCTATAACTGATATATAAGACATGAGAAAGTAAAATGAAACCATTTGATTTAGTACGTGCGCTGGCTGGGGCTGCGCTTGCCACTGATGCAGGCGAGCCAGTTGACCGTATCATTTACAACGCAAGAGGTAGCAGTGAGCAAAGCATAGTCATAATCACGGCGGATGGCGTGGTTTACACTGGGGAAATCGACGCACGCTTTACATGAATGGTCGCCCATACGGACATTTATTCGAAGTGCTGAAAAAGCGCACTGTGTGGGTTGTGGTGATTAAGGATACTGAAGGTATCAGGCAAGTGATGGAGCAGCTGTTCGATAGTGAGCAAAAAGCTAGATAGTTTGCTGCTACTGTTCGCGAAACGTTTTCTATCATCGGAGTGTTTCCACTGGAGATTGAAGAATGAAAACAGAGACTGTAGTACTTACTGGGCAAACCAGATACAGAGCGCAACATCGCCTATTTCGTAAGGAAGTACTTGTACTGCAGGTTGAGGAACGAATTACAGGCAGCGTATTTGACATTGATGGTTATGGCCCAGAATATTCATTTACGCAATGGAGGGACGCAGCTACTGTGGATATGCACGTAAACTCCATTAACAGGCACTTCCATCTAGGTATCGGCCAATGACAACCAAAGAAACCAACCCAAAGGAAGCAATCGGCAGCAACAAGCTGCCAATGCACCTTTGGCCAACAACTGCTACTGCATACGGGTGTATCGGCCTGCTTAACGGGGCGCTCAAGTACGGCCGCAGCAACTTCCGGCCAACAGGGGTCAAGGCCTCAACTTACTATGATGCATTAAGGCGCCATCTCGATGCCTGGTGGGAGGGTGAGGAAGTTGACCCGGACGATGGAGTGCCTCACCTATCGGCTCTACTGGCTGGGCTGGCGATTATTGTAGATTCCATGTCGGCTGGAAATTTTGAGGATGACAGAGCGTACAAGATAGACTATCGTAAAACTGTGGACTCGCTAACGCCACATGTGCAGAGGCTGAAGGAATTGCACAAAGACAAAAATCCGAAGCATTACACGATCAAGGATAGTGGACATGATTAAACTTGCGCTTAAAGAACTGATAGAAATGCATGCAAGTTACAAGGATGGGCGGTGGGAGGGGGCTAACTACCCTACTGGATACTTGTCTGGACTTGAGGACGCAATTGAAGTGCTAGAAAATTTCATCGCAGCAGGAAAGCGTGACGGTGTCATGGATAAAACAAAGGACGTGAAATAATGAGCGCTATATTGCATAAGATTATTGACGAGCTGGATAGGGCGCTGCACGATGCTGACGACACTTGGAACGATGATTTCGAAAAAGGTGTTGTGTATGGCATTGCCAATGCCATTGACATCGTTTGGGATGTCGTCATGAATCACAGCGATGATGATGACGCAGATAAAGGCAAGGGTAATGAATAAGTGCGCTAGGTGTGGAAGTCACGCTATAAATCCCGGCCAGAACGGGAGAAAGATAGGAGTAAACGAGCATCTTTGTGATGTTTGCTACTGGAAGGAAGAAGTGGAAAGGGTACGCATACTAAAATACAGAGAAGGCTATGACGCAGGCTACATAAAAGCCATGCATGCCATAAGCGAGCAAAATAAGTGGGGTGTGTCAAAATGAAGCCTCACATCGTAAAGGGAAGGAATACTGGCTTATGGATGTGCGCAGAATTCGCAGGGGTTCGTGCATTTGGATCAAGCCCTGTTAACGCGTATAAAAATTATTTGATGATGCTGGAGGTAAGGAATGCTAAACGACAACGAACATAAGGAAATAACCGCACGAGACGTTGTGCTGCACCTGATGCAGTCAGTTAGGATGGCAGCGAAAACCGGCATCGAAGTGCGCAGGAAGTTAATGCAATTCGGTGCGCTAGACGAAACAGAGTCAGCTGCGGCCATGAAAACCATAGCGCTACTGGAAATGCAAATCGGACTGGCAGACGATTACGAGTCAGGAAAATGTGACGGTCTTAATCTGGCTAAAGCGCTTGAACTAAATGCATCGCAAGTGGAAAAATTGACAAAGGGAAAGAAATGAAAAAACCTTCTCGCATGGCATACTCTATGCAACAGATGTGGATTCCGGGTGCTTTTGCTCTTGAGAAAGATGACGATATCTTCCAGCCTGTAGTACCACTTGGAGTTGATTTGCGATCAAAGGCGTTTCAGATGTATAAGCAAACAGAAATCGCTAGGTGCTCGTATTTTAAGGATAGGCTAGAGACTGCAGCTGCAATCCTGTCGGCCGTGCAGAACTGCGAGCGAGTTATACGTGAGGAGTTGGTTTAATGAAAAAAGCCGGGTGTTTTGCCCGGCTTATCTTTTATCCCTTGTTGCTTGTTGGTATCGATGGGTCGGCCTGAGCCTTACCACGGAACCAGCTGGCGATGCCAAGTATTGGCAGTACTGTACCGTTAACGGCCGCAAGAGCGCCAAGCACCATTGGCAGAGCGCCAAGCGCCGAAGCTGATGATTGCGATCCAAATATCACAGCCAAAAACACTCCAACAGGTATAATTGACGATAGAAGAACATTGATGCCAACAGCAAACCCGATGAATGGACGCCAAGAGTACGTAGGCCAATGCTCACTAGCAGCCTCAGTTTGCATGGTCTTGTTAATGTCGCCAGACTGTTGTGCAACTAGAGCAATCTCTGCCTTTGCCTGATCGACCGCTAATTCCTGCCACTTTATCCTGTGGTCAGCCTCAATTTGAGCCAGCTTTAGCGCAGCATCTGGATTTTCAGCGATTGCCTTACTGACAGACAGCGGCTTAGCATCAGTACCAAGCGCTGACGACACAACACCACCAATTACCGCGCCTGCAGGGCCGCCAAGTAGCGATCCAAGCATAGGCGCAAACTTCCCAACGGCCCCAGCAACATCCTTCCAGTCCATTATTTTATCCTCATTCCAGCGTTAAACAATTCAAGCCTCCTGTCGTATCCGTGGTATCCGCCGTTCACAAGACGAGTTACCTTCCTCACGTCTCCAGCGTCAGATGGCGGCAAGCAACCACTGTCCACGAAAAACCAAGCTGCCGATAAAGCGGCAACGTCAGGCTGGATAAGCAAATCTGGCTTGGCAATAAGATCAATTCCTAGCGCCTTAGAGCATGCAATGCGATTTGTCTTTCCAGTAAGCTGGATCAAACCCATTCCCCTGTATCTCCAACCGTCTCCGCTAGACTCTGGTCCATTGCCCATCCTGTTAGCGTACACTCGATTGGCGATTGACTCAGGCTTCCTTGCATACTTAGCGGCATCTTCTGCGTTGAAATATTTACCAAAAACCTTAGTAAGACCGTCTGCGCTATAGTTTAGATTCTCAACCACCTGCGACAGCCCGCCAGACTCAACTCCAACTTGTGCAAGAAATGCACAGGCTCGAACGTGGGTATTTATGCCGTACTTCTCGCAAGCAACTGAGATTGGGTTGATCCATATCTTGGCTCGAAGATTGTTGCAACCAGTAGAAGCAATCAGCAGATTTAGGTCAATTAGCGCCATAGTGTCCCCCTATTTGCTCAAAGTCTGCCGGTTATGTAACTTTCCCATGGCGGATATCTTGCGCGCAATCCGCTTGTCAAACACCAGCAGCATTGCTATTCCGGACAAAGTTATAGCCATAGATGGTGATACGTATAGACCACCAATGATGGCAGCCATAAGTGCGGCAGAACCAACTGCGACTAGCCAGAAGGCCAGCCTAAGTATCGTTGGGCAGCGCCCTGACATGCGGTTTATGGCGGACTCGCCGC